TGAATATACTAATGGTTTCTGGTGCTTTGGTTGTAGTAAATATGATCCAAAGAATGATACTAATAGTCTACGATTAAGGCTAAATACAAAGAGCCCACAAGATGTAGACAATAGCCAACTGGAAACAATACAGGAGATACCTATGAAAGCAATGCAATGGCTACTTAAATATAATATAACTCTTGATGAGATTAAAAGATATGGTATTAAATGGGAACCAATAAGAAAACTACTTGTATTAATAGAACGTAAAAACTATTGGCAAGGTAGAAACTTTGGGTTTGGTAAAATAAAATATATGTCTAGTGGAAATAAACCCTTGACAATATATGGTAAGGGTGATAAACTATTAGTAGTTGAAGATGTTTTATCAGCAATTAAAATTGCAAGATTAAGACAAGAGGGATACTGTGCTACTCCCTTGCTTGGCTCCTCTATGAGCAAGCAAGCTGAGCAGCAGCTACTAAAACGATATGAAAATATATCTGTTTGGCTTGACAGAGATAAGGCTAAAAATGCAATAAGAATAAGAAATAGATTACGTAGTTTAGGTATATCAAGTAGGGCTATCATAACACCACTTGATCCAAAAGAATATAATAGAACGGAGATACTTGAATGGTTGAAGAGTTAATAATCAATTTGTTTTGTAATGATAGAATATACTATGACAAATACTATAAACATATTAATTTAAATTATATTAAAATTAATTTTATTAATCTATATAAATTGTTTTTAGTTGTTGCTAATTTTTATAAGAAAAATAACAACAAATCTATTAGTAGATCAGATTTAGAAATTGCTTATCATAGTAATTATTTATTAGAAAATAGTGAACGTGATGAACTATCTGATACACTAACTAGAATATTAGATCATGATGTTAATATACAAAATGTAACAGAGTATCTTAACTCTCATCGTAAACGATGCCTATCTGGAGAGATAGCTAAGCTTGCATTAGATGTTGAAGATGGTAGTGCTGAACCTCATGAACTTATAGAAAAGTTACAAGAGTTTGACCATGAAAAGATTGAAGAAGATAAAATAGATTCTGTCAATATGAACTTACAAGATTTGTACCAATCACAAATCGCAACACCTGGATTAAGGTGGCGATTGAATTGGTTAAACAAATCTCTTGGTTCATTGAGACAAGGAGACTTTGGTTTTATATTTGCAAGACCAGAGACAGGTAAGACTACCTTCTTAGCTTCAGAGATGACTCATATGATAACCCAAACAGAGGGAGACATTCTATGGTTTAACAATGAGGAGCAGGGTAAGAAGGTAGCAGTAAGATGCTATCAAGCATTGCTTGGTAAAACAAATAAAGAGTTGTTTGAATCACTAGAAGATAATTCAAAAACATATAAAGATAAGATACAAAATAGATTAAAGATATATGACTTTGAAGATTCATCTAGAGCTAATAGGATAGAGCAAATAATTAAAACAACTAATCCCTCATTGATTATCTTTGATCAGATAGATAAGATAAAAGGATTTAAAATGGATAGATATGATTTAGAATTGAAGGCTACATATCAATGGGCTAGAGAAATAGCTAAGATGTATGCTCCTGTAATAGCTGTGAGCCAAGCAGGCGGAACAGCTGAAGGTAAGCTATGGTTGACTATGGATGATGTTGATAGTAGTAAGACAGCTAAACAAGGTGAGGCTGACTGGATACTAGGCATTGGTAAAGAGCAAGACAATACTAGTAATATGAGATTCTTAAATATTAGTAAGAATAAATTGTTAGGTGATAATGATACATTGCCTGACCTTAGGCATGGCAATGCACAAGTCATGATTAAACCAGAGATAGCGAGGTATGAAGAACTATGAGTTACTTAGTATTAGATGTTGAAACAACTATTAGTAATAAGGGTAATCCATTTGATAAAACAAATAAACTAATGATGGTTGGTTTATTAAATGATAAAGAAGTAGCAATACATGATGTAGAATACTCCGTTGATCCCTACAAGGAATTGCTTGATAACATTCAATTAGCCGTGGATGCAGCAGATGTGCTTGTAGGGTTTAATATTAAATTTGATTTACATTGGCTACGTAGATATGGTATTGACTTTAGTAAGAAAAGAATATGGGACTGTCAATTAGTAGAATTTATTCTACGTAATCAAGCTGAGTCATATCCTTCATTGAATGCCACAGCTGAGTACTACGAACTAGGATCTAAACTAGATGAAGTTAAAGAGAACTACTGGAAGAATGGTATTGATACAGACAAAGTACCTAAAGAAATATTAGCTGACTATCTTAAACGTGATGTAGAATTAACTGAGACAGTTATGGCTAAACAAATGGAGGAACTATCTAAGCGTCCTGAGTTACAAAGATTAGTTTCTTTACACAACCAAGACTTATTAGTCTTAGAAGAGATGGAATATAATGGTCTGAAATATGACTATGATAAATCAATTGTATTAGGAGATGAACTTGAAGAACAAATATCCAAACTTAACAAAAGACTTTTTAGTTATCATGCTTACGATAATTTTAATCCCAATTCTAACGACCACCTATCTGTTTTTCTTTATGGTGGGTCTATTAGCGAACGTTTTCAAAGCCCCAATGGACATTATAAGACTGGCAAACGTGCAGGCGAAGTTAAGTATAAATGGGAAGAAAGACAAAGAGAATTCCCAAGACTAATGAAACCATTAGCAGGATCTGAATTAAAGAAGGAAGGTTTCTTTAGTACCAATGAAGATACATTAAAGAAACTTAAACCTAATAAAGAAGGAAAAGAAATACTAGATATACTATTAACTAGAACTACCTTGGAAAAACGTAAGTCTACTTACTACCAAGGAATAGTTAAACTAATTGATGAGATGAACTGGAATAAAGATACTATCCATGGACAACTCAATCAATGTGTGGCTAAGACAGGTAGGTTAAGTAGTAGTAAGCCTAACCTACAGAACTTTGATGGAGAGATTAAGTCTCTCTTTACAACTAGATATGGAGAGTGAAGATGAATAAAGATGACTATATAGGAGTATCAACTCCTGAAGAAGATGATGAATGGGAAAATAAAGAAAGACAATTACAAAATCAATTAGAGCAAGAGGCTCAAGAAGAAGCTCATAAACATTTTGTAATACAAGAATTCAGTCATCTTATATTAGAAGATGGTCCTGCCACAGCATATGGCAGGTTAAGTAAAGAAGCTCAAGAAGAATTAAGAGCTTTAATTATTAATGAGTTTACAAGAAGATTAACAGAAGCTAATACAGGATTATAATATGTTATTAAATGCAGATGCAAAACAGTTAGAGTGGGTATGTGCTGCCTATCTTTCACAAGATAAGGTAGCTATAAAAGAAATACTAGGTCAAATAGACCAGCATACTGACAATCAAAAAAGGTTTGGATTACCATCAAGATTAATTGCAAAGACTTTTGTATTTAGATTAATCTATGGTGGTAGTGCTTTTAGTTATGCTAATGATCCAAACTTTAAAGAGATTGGTAATGAAACTTTTTGGCAGAAAATTATTGATGAGTTCTATAAGAAATATGTAGGACTTAAAGAATGGCATGATGAGATTTTCTTACGTGCTAAGAAAGATAATAAATTAATTATGCCAACAGGTAGAACATATGATTACATGCCTGAGATAAACTCTCAAGGTAATTTAAAATATCCACGTACTAGAATATTAAACTATCCAGTACAAGGATTAGGTGCTGACTTAATGGCAATCGCAAGAGTGTCATTACGTAACAGACTAGCAGGAATTGAAGGAGTTAAACTTATCAATACTGTACATGATAGTATAATGCTTGACTATGATCCAAAGGTATGTTATACTAATAGTATAGTTGAGATAGTTAATAACTGTTTCAATGATATACCTAATAACTTTAATAAGTTATTTGGTAAAGACTTCAACTTGCCTATGCGAGTTGATATTCAAACTGGTTCTTCTTGGGGAAACCTAGAAGATATTAAATAAGAAGGAGAAGTTATGCAAGTTAATGTTGTTGATGTATCAAACTTAAATACGCATACTGCGAAGAATGGTAGACAATACCAATCAATCGAGGTGATGTATAAGAACGATCAAGGTCAAGCTCAGAATAAAAAACTTATGTCCTTTGCTAATCCAGCTGTATTTAAAGCTGCTCA